TTTAGGTAAGTATAACGAACCAACAAAAACTGCTAAATTTAAAGTTTTTGATGGTATAAAGATAAACAGAAGAAGTTACGAAAAATATGACGAGATCACTAACAACATCAGTAAAGAACGAACTAACGACAAATGATATTAGACCTGTTCATCTTATCACTATTGGATTTGGAACACCTGTAAATATAACAGATTGTTCTTTCCCACTTACAAGTTCTGTTTCAGGTTCAAGTGTAACATATTCATCATCAGATTTTATTTTAGGAGTTTCTAATTTTACAGAAGAAACAGATGTTACAAAAACAAGTTTAACATTAACATTATCAGGTGCAGATCAAACATTCATATCTACTTGCCTAAATGAAAATGTAGTAAATGATAGTGTAAAAATATTTAGAGGTTTTTTAGATGATACAAATGCTTTGATAGCAGACCCATTTTTATTATACGATGGTCAGATAGATACTTTTACAATTAATGAAAATCAAAATGAAAGCACAGTAAATTTAGGTATAGTTTCGCATTGGGCTGATTTTGAAAAAAGATCAGGTAGAAAAACAAATAATACATCACAACAAAGATTTTTTTCAACAGATGTTGGTATGGATTTTTCAAGTCAAACTGTTCTTGATATTAAGTGGGGTAGACCATAATGCCATTTAAAAAAATATTTAAAGCTGTAACAAAAGTATTTAAGTCTTTAGTTAAAATAATTACAAAACCTTTATCTTGGTTAATGCCAGATATTGATATTCCTGATTTTGGTACAACAGATTTTGATGATTTTGAAAAAGGTATTTTACTCAACAAACAAAGTAATGATGCAAGTATTCCTGTAATTTATGGAACAAGACTTGTTGGTGGAACAAGAGTGTTTATGGAAACTTCAGGCACAGATAATACTTATTTATACATGGCACTTGTAATGTGTGAGGGTGAAATAAATGGCATTTCAGAAATAAGAGTTGATGATAAAGTAGTTACATTTGCATCTAGTTTATCTGATAATACAGAAGTTGAAGTAGCAAGTTCAGATGGTAATTTTTTTAAAGACTCTGCAAGTTTGATTAGACTAGAACCTCATTTTGGTTCTGATGGACAAAGTGCATCAAGTTTATTAGGCACATTATCATCATGGGGTTCAAATCACAAACTTTCAGGATTGGCATATCTAGCAATTAGATTTACTTGGAATCAAGACGCATTTAATAGTATTCCAAAAGTTCAAGCAAAAGTACAAGGTAAAAAGATTGTAACACTTAATTCAAGTTTAGCAGAATCATCACCAACATTTTCAGCTAATCCAGCTTTTTGTTTATTAGATTATTTAAGAAACGAGAGATATGGAAAAGGAATACCAACTGCTGATATTGATTTACAAAGTTTTAGAGATGCTTCAGTTGTTTGTGATACGCAAGTTACACCATTCTCAGGTGGAAGTGATATAAACTTGTTTGATTGTAATGCTGTTTTAGACACATCAAAAAAAGTTATTGATAATGTAAGAGAGTTGTTAAAAGGTTGCAGAGGTTTTTTACCATATACAAGTGGAAAGTATAAATTAATAATTGAAACTACAGGCACAGCATCTATTACACTTACAGAAGATGATATTATTGGTGGATATAATTTAGCAAGTCCAAGTAAAAATGATAAGTATAATAGAGTTATAGTTTCATTTGTAAATCCTGATAGAAATTTCCAAGTAGATGAAGTTCAGTTTCCACCTGTTGATGATAGTGGTCTTACAAGTGCAGACCAACACGCAACAATGAAAACTGCTGATGGTGGTTTTTTATTAGAGGGTAAGTTTGATTTCAAGACATTAACTTCTCCATATCAAGCAGAGGAAATGGCAGAGATAATTTTAAGAAGATCAAGAGAAGCTTTATCATTAGAAATTAATGTAGGATTTGATGCTTATGATTTAGCAATAGCAGATATAGTTAATATTACACACGCATCATTAGGATTTTCCGCAAAAGCATTTAGAGTTATGGGTATTACATTTAATGAGGATTTTACAATATCTTTGACACTTATAGAATATCAAGCAAGTCATTATACATTTGCAAGTAAGACACAAGTTTCATCTACACCATCAACAAACTTACCAAATCCATTTTCTATTCAACCACCAGCTTCAGTAACATTATCTGATGAAATGATTGAATATGCAGATGGAATTACGATTACAAGGTTAAATATTGCTATAGGTGCAAGTCCTGACCAATTTGTATCAAACTATCAAGTAGAAGCAAAACAAAGTACAGAATCAGATTTTAAAATTATTTCTGTTGGTACACAACTAAACCATGAGTTTCTAAATGTTATTGATGGTGCAACTTACAATGTAAGAGTAAAAGCAATCAATTCTTTAGGTGTAAATTCAACATTTACATCTGCAAGTCATACAGTAGTTGGTGCAACCGACACACCATCAGATGTAACAGATTTATCAGTAAGTTTGGTCGGTTCTAATCAAATGGAGTTATCTTGGACTCCTGTAACAGATTTAGATATTTCTTGGTATGAAGTTAGGTTTCAAAATGTTACAAGTGGGGCAACTTGGAATGAAAGTACACCTCTTGCAAAAGTGGTAAGAAGAAAATCAAATGCTTTAGTTGTAAATGCAGTAACAGGCAGTTTCTGCATAAAAGCTGTAGATAAATTAGGTAACAGTTCAGCTAACGCATCTATTGTATCTACTAACATTTCAGGATTACAAAATTTTACAAATGTTTTAACTGTGAGTGAATAATGGCTGATTTTTTAGGAACAAGAGATAGTAATGTTGCAATTTCAGAAGATAATGCTGGTAGAAAAGTATTAATTTTAGATACTATTACACAAGTTGATAGTTTAGTTGGTAATGTTGATTCGGCAGAGGGTGTTTTTGATTTAGGTGGAACAGACTCAACATCTAACCCAACAAATTTTACAGCTAATGTTCAATCATCAGGTTTTTATGACTTTGCAAACACATTATCACTAGATGCTGTTTATGACACTAATTTAGGTGCAGTTTCTAGTATGAGTTCAGAAGATGAGTACGATTTATTTGATTCAGGTAGAGGTGCATCATTATTTGAAGATGCAAAAGCACCTTTTGATGGTTCACCTGAAATTCAATGTGGTGCAGAAGTTCAAGTTGGATTTGATGATTCTAGTTTATCAAATATAACGACATTTCAAAAAATTGCACAACAAAGCACCATTAAAGGTAGATTTTTTAAATTTAGATGTAAAATAACAAGTGATGATAACAAAGTAAGAGCAAAAGTTCACGAGTTGCAATTTAAGGTAAATATGGAAAAAAGAACAGAGTCAGGAGAAGATGTAGTTTCGAGTGCATCAGGAACGACCATAACATTTACCAATGCTTTTTATGCAACTCCATCAATAGGCATATCGGCACAAGGATTAGTTTCAGGCGACTATTATCAAATTACAAGTAAATCTAAAACAGGCTTTACAATTCAATTTTATAATAGTAGTAATGTTGGGATAAGCAGAACATTTGATTATCAAGTTGTAGGACATGGCTTGAAATCTTAGTAAAAATAAAATAAAAGGAATATATGAGTCAAGTATCAGATGTAGTTTTAGCAAATCAGGGTTTCGCAAGTTTTAGAACTGAATTAAATAATATTTTAGCGGCATTAAATACAATGCACGTTGGAAGTTCAGCACCAGCATCAGTAGCCACAGGCACGATTTGGGTTGATAATGGAACTTCAAATACATTAAAAGTAAAAATTAATGATGGCTCAGATAATATAGAATTATTTAGTATTAACACATCAACAAATGCTATAAGTAGTACAATGTCGGTCACAGGAACAATATCTGAAACAGACCCACAGGCGGCGGCTTTAGCGATTGCGTTAGGATAAAATTATGGCAAATACATTTAAAGTAAAAACAAATGCGGCTATGCCAGCAAGTTCAGGCACACCATTAACATTATACACTTGCCCATCATCTACTCAAACTATTGTAATTGGACTAACACTTTGTAATGTTCACACAACAACAGTAACAGCAGATGTTCAATTAGTATCAGACACTTCAGATACAGAAACAAACGAAACAGTAAAATTAATTGATGGTGTAACTATTCCTGCTGGAAGTTCATTAGAAGTTTTATCAGGTGGTAAATATGTTTTACAAGCAACTGATATTTTAAAAATAGATTGTTCAGTAGCGGCAAAATTAGACGCAACATTATCAATATTAGAAATAACATAGGAGTAACACATGGGCTATATTGGCAAAACTCCAACACCAGCACCTTTAACAAGTTCTGATATTGCGGCAGACATAATTAACTCTACACACATTGGCGATACGGCTATTTCAGGTTTTGATGCTTTAGCAACTGCACCAGCAGATACAGATGAATTTTTAATTAGTGATGCTGGAACTTTAAAAAGATTAGATGCAAGTTTAGTTGGTGGTGGCGGTGTTTTACAAGTTAAATCAACTACTAAAACAGGTCAACAAACAATTTCTTCAACTTCTTTTGCTGAAATAACAAATCTTACAGTTTCTATAACTCCATCTTCATCTTCAAATAAAATACTTTTAATTTCAACAGTTCAATTTGGTGGTGCAAATAATACTTATGGAGCTGGTAAATTGTATAGACAAATAAGTTCAGGTGGATATTCTGAAGTAACTGCGGCTATGGGAGATGCTGACTCGTCCGCAACAAGAGCAACAATGCCTTTTCAAACTAACTCTGCTGGTGATACTGCTTGGAAAGTTTATAGTTCAAGTTTTAATTTTCTTGATGCTCCTAGCACAACAAGTCAAGTTGATTATAAAATTTATGGAAGATCAGGTTCAAGTGGTTCAACATATTTAACAATTAATGAAGAATATAATACTACAGATGGCGATTATGATGTAAGACCAATAACAACTCTTACAGCTTTAGAAATTGATAGTGGGGTACTATAATGAATTATGCACAAGCAATAAAATCAATTAATCCTAATGCAGAATTTACAATAGATAATAATGATTTAGATAATATAGTTTGGTTAAATAATACAACACCTATATCAAAAGAAGATATTATATCTAAAGCGAACGAAATATCTTACATTACAAAAAGACAAAAAGAGTATCCATTTATATTAGATCAACTAGATGACATCTATCACAATGGAATAGATGGTTGGAAACAAACAATAAAAGCAGTTAAGGACAAATATCCAAAGGAATAATTTATGGCATATATAGGCAAAGAACCAATCGTAGGGAACTTTCAAGTTTGTGATGCAATAAGTGTTGTCAATGGTCAAGCGGCTTACACAATGCAAGTATCATCAACTAATGTAGTTCCTGAGTCTGCTAATCACATGCTGGTATCTTTGAATGGTATTTTACAAAAACCAAACTCATCATTCACAGTTTCAGGTTCAACAATTACTTTTGCATCTAATCTAGCAACAGGAGATGTGATAGACTTCATCATGTTACTTGGTAATGTTCTTGATATTGGAACACCATCAGATTCTACAGTTACAGATGCTAAAGCAAACTTTGTATCAACATCATCTGCATCAGGATTACAAATAAAAGGTGATGGCACAACTGATGGAACTTTACAATTAAACTGTTCTCAAAATTCTCATGGAATAAAACTAGCTTCACCAGCACACTCGGCTGGTCAATCATATAAATTAATTTTTCCAACAGGAAATGTAACTGCTGGTAAAGTTTTAAAAGTAGATTCTGTGTCAGGTTCAGGTACAACAGGAATAGGACAACTATCTTTTGGTGCGGCTGGTGGTATAACAATGGCTCAACAATGGCGATTAACTGCTAATTTTACAGGAAGCCAAGAACCAATAACATCAAATTTAGAAATAGCTGATACTTATGGATATGGAACTTTGGGTAGCAATATGACAGAAAGTTCAGGTATATTTTCTTTTCCATCTACAGGGTACTATCTTATTAGAACAGATCATACAATTAACAATCCTGGAAATTTTGAGAGAGTTGCGTCTATGAATGTTTTTACAACAACAGACGGATCAAATTATAACCAAGCAGTTCAATCATGTATTTCTGTAACACCTTCAGGCGGTGTAAATACAGTACAATCTGCTTCTTCTACTTTTATTTTTGATGTTACTAATACATCAACACATAAGGTTCAATTTCAAGTTAATGTAATTGCAACATCATCAACAGTAACTAGAGGTGATACAAATATGAATGAAACAACTTTTACATTTATAAGATTAGGAGATACATAAAATGAATGATCAAGATTGGTTAAACTTAGCATTAGCTTCCATGCACTCTGGTCAATGGTTTGGTTGGAAAAAAGAATGGACAGGGGAACATAGAATGTCTTATGAAAATATAATAGTACATGACAGTTCAATTACAAAACCAACAGAAGCAGAAGTAAATGCAAAGATACAAGACTTAAAAGATGCAGACACAGCAGCAGAAAATAAAAAAGCATCAGGTAAACAAAAGTTAAAAGATTTAGGTCTTGATGACGATGAAATAAAAGCATTGATGGGAGCATAATATGGCTCTACTCTTTGCTAAAAACAATTCCCTTTCAGCAGTAACAGCACTTCCAGCTTCTATATCAGGTGGGGGTCTTAATTTAATATCAACTCAAACTGCATCAAGTTCTGCTACAATAGATTTTACTTCAGGGATAGATTCTACTTATAAAGAATATATTTTTAAATATATTAATGTCCACCCATCATCGGATGGTCAAAATTTTCAAGTTAATTTTAGAGATGGAAGCACAGCTTATGATGCCATCC